ATGGCTCGACCGATCCACCGCCTGAGTGCCAGGGCGGTTCAGACCCTGACCAAGCAAGGCTACCACGCGGACGGCGGCGGCCTGTACCTGCTCATCGGCCCGACCGGGGCAAAGTCCTGGGTGCTGCGCTACCAGCGCGCCGGCCGGCGCCGTGAGATGGGGCTGGGCTCCGTCGCCGTCGTGTCGCTGGCAGAGGCCAGACAGGCCGCAGTGGCCCAACGCAAGCTGCTGGTGACCGGGGATGACCCCATCGCCACCCGTCTGGCCGCCAAGTCCGCTGGCGCGACGTTTGGCGAGGCGGCGGATGCCTACATCGCCGCGCACCGTTCCGGCTGGAAGAACGAAGCCCAGGCTGAACAGTGGATCCAGTCCCTGAGGGACTACGGCCCGGCCCGAGCCACGCCAGTGGCCGAGGTCGTCACCCAGACGGTGATGGCCTGCCTGCGCCCGATCTGGGAGAAGAAGACGGTCACGGCCACCCGCGTTCGCGGCCGCATCGAGCGGGTTCTGGACTGGGCCAAGGTCCATGGAATGCGGGAAGGCGAGAACCCGGCCAGGTGGCGAGGGCACCTGCAGAACCTGCTGCCCAAGCCGTCCAAGGTCACCAAGGGGCGGCACCACGCGGCCATGCCCTACGCCGAGATGCCGGCGTTCATGGCCACGCTCGCCGAGCGGGACGGCAGATCGCGGCGCGCGCTCCGCTTCACCATCCTCACTGCCGCCCGAACTGAGGAAGTGGTGGGGGCGCAGTGGTCGGAATTCGATCTGGATGCCGCGGTCTGGACCATCCCTGCCAGCAGGATGAAAGGCGGCCGGGAACACTCGGTGCCGCTGACTGCCGCCGCTCTCGCGATCCTGAAGCCCCTGAGCCGGAAGGAGCCGCCCTTCAAACTGTCGGAGAACTCCATGCTGTACCTGGTCCAGAAGCCGGCACCTAAGGGCTTGGGGCTGCCCTACACCGTCCACGGTTTCCGCTCCAGCTTCCGCGACTGGGCAGCCGAAACGACCGAGACCCCGAACGAGGTGGTCGAGATGGCTCTGGCCCACGCCATCCGGAACAAGGCCGAAGCCGCATATCGGCGCGGCGCCATGCTGGACCGACGGCGCGTCCTGATGGAAGCATGGGCCATGTTCTGTGGCTACCAATGAATACGTCCCTACCCCCCGAATTCCACTGGCGCCCCCACGTCGGGCAGACCAAGGCGCTGCAGTACGGCCGGCACATGATCGCCATGGTGGACCCAGATGGCCCTGTGGCCCTGTCGACGCGCAACGTGGGCACCAGGAACCTGACCCGGAAGTCTCACCGCGACGGGGAGGCTGCCACCCGCTTCATCAACGCATGGGCAGCGAAGTGGCGGGACCAGATCGTGGCCCAGTACGACGGGCTTGGAGTTGGATCGCCCCTCGTGCCCCAGCCACCCACTGAGCCGCAGACATTGCCGTTCCAGGTTCCGGCGAGGAAGCCGCGAAGGCGGCGGTAAGGCTGGGCCAGCTACGCAGCGATGCGGTGCTCGTAGTAGGGGTGCCGCTTGTCATCGAAGATGGCGTACAGGGCCTGCAGGTTCGCAGGGTCCGGATTGAGCCAGGCGTCGACGTGCTCGGGCTTGATGTTGATGATCGTCCGGTCATGGCCGGCCGCGGCCACCTCAGGCTCCGGGTCGTCCGTGACCGCGGCGAAGCTCAGCAGGTCGGGCTCCTGCCCCTTCGGGTCTGTCCAGTGGGACCACAGGCAGGCGATCAGCATCTGCTCCCCGGTCCTGGGGACGAACTCGAGCACGCGGTTCTCTCCGTCGACCTCGACGTGCTCGTAGAAGCGGTCGGCCACGATCAGGCCGTGGGTTCGGCCGAAGGCAGGCGCCCAGAACTTCTCCAGGCTGTCCCGGCGGGCGTTGTAGGTGCCCGGGAACTTGGTGTCGTAGAAGGCCGGCTTGCCCGCCAGGCGGCATTGGTAGCGCATGGGCTTGACCACCAGCCGGCCGCCCTCGCTCACCAGGACCGGGCAGTAGTACCCGGGGAACATTCGCGAGTCCTTGGCTTCAGGCCGCGACCGCTTCAGGTCAGCGATCCGCCCCTTGATCTGCTCGATCTTGTTGCCGGCGATGCGCTTCTCGTTCTCCGCGGTCTTGGTCGGCTTGGTGGCCAGCTTCCGCTCGGCATCGGCCAGGCGCTTGGCCTGGCGGAACAGCTCGGTCTCAAGCTGTGCGACGTCCTCGGCGTCCCATTGGCGAATCTCCTGCGCGATCCCAGCCACGTCGGGGTCGTCCGAGGCTAGGAACGATAGATCCAGCGCCCTCGGCGTCCTGGGCCGGCGCTCCTTCCCCTCGTCGTGCAGCCACATCTTCGCGAACGCCTTCTTGTCGAGCACAGCACCGAACTGGCGAACGAACTTGGTGTATGCCGCTTCGATCTGGGCTGAGTAGCACATGGGAGCCTCCGGTGTTGACCGGAGGATAACGCCACCGCCGTAGGATCGATGCCATGACCCACCTGACCCGTTCACAGCTCGATGAGCTGCTCCAAGGCCTGCGGGACCAGGCCGCCCGAATTGCCCAGGAACTGCCTGCAGCGGACTTGGCCGACGCCATCGCCGGGGAGGCCGAGGCAATGGAGCACCGGATTGCGGCGAACGATGCCGACTACTTCCACAACGAGGTGGTGGCGATCATGCACGCGGTCGGTGCGGTGGCGACGGAGGAAGGCCATGAATAGCCAGCGAGCCGACTACGACCTGGCCTTCAACGAGCTGCAGCATGCGGTGTCCGAGCACGGCCCCGGCCCAGACCTGGATGCAGTCTTGGGAGCGATCGAGGACCGCCTAATCGGCCGGTATCCGGAGGACGAGCACGCGATCCATGAGCTGATTGCGTCGTGGCTGGTCACCCTGCGTGTCCAGACCAGCCTGCAAGGCTTCATTTGAGGTTGCCATGTTGAGCCAACAGGAGATCGAGAACCGGCTAGCGGAAATCGAAGCAGAGATACCCAGGCTCCGCCTGGACATGAACACGTTCTACCGGGAGTTTGAGGACCTGACGGACCGACTCTGTGAAGACGTCCGCGATGACCAGCAGGAGTACGTGCTCGACCGCCTGCGAGAGATGGTCGACCGTGCCGGCATCAATGGGTGAGCCCTGGTCCCCGCTGCCCCGCGAGTTCTACCGGAGGCATCCCACCGCGGTAGCGCCTGAACTGCTGAACAAGATTCTCGTGCGCGCTGACGGGAGAGCTGCCCGCATAGTCGAGGTTGAGGCCTACGCGGGCAGTGAAGACCCCGCCGCCCATTCGCACCGCGGCAAGACCGCCCGGAATGCGACGATGTTCGGCCCGCCTGGCCACCTGTACGTCTACTTCTCCTACGGCATCCATTGGGGCAGCAATGCGGTGTGTGGCGACGTTGACGATGGCGCGGGTGTGCTTCTGCGGGCCGCCGAGCCGCTCTCGGGTCTTGACCTGATGCGGGAGGCTCGGGCTGCCGCCAAGCGCGACCGCGACCTGGCCAGCGGGCCGGGGAAGCTCTCTCAGGCCATGGGCCTGGATCGCTCGTTCGACGGTGCCGACCTTGTCACCATGGACCGGGGCGTCTCCATCGTGAGCGACGGCACACCGCCACCGGTGGACCCCGTGGTGAGCCCCCGCATCGGCATCAGCAAAGCGGTCGACCTCCCGTGGCGGTGGCACGTACGGGACCACGGCCACGTCTCCGGCAAGCGCTCTCCGCGCACGTAGCGAACCACGTCCCGGTGAGGTCCATGGGCGCCAGCTGCCCCCGCGTCCATGCGGGAGCCCGGCGGGGTTTGGCCTGGACTGTCAGTCGGCGCGCTGGTGCTGGCCGGCTCACAGTAGCCGGCCCAAGGTCCACGAAATGTCAGCGAACCCAGCACCGCGCTATCGGAGTAGGCCCTTGCCGCGGCGCGAATCCGGCGCACATGGCCAGGCTTCCGTGTGTTCTCCGTCGCACTTCGGGACTTTCGTTGGTCGAAGAAGCGACCGTTCCGAACCGGCTCCTACGTGAATCCGTAAATCGCCTAGGCGCCTGCGCTGCGGACACTTCCGCTCCGACCCCACCCTGCAAGTTGCCGGGACCGTTTACGCACGGCATACGAGCCGATCACGACACCTTCACTCCCACCCCCGCGTGCTCGACTTAAGTTCGACCTGCGGGGGAAGGCGGCAAGGAGTCTGATATGGGATACAGCGCGGAATACCTGACGAACGAAGAATGGCTTCAGCTGCAGGCGGCATACCGGCTTCACGGGAACGGGCCCGGCTTCTGGCAGGTGTATCAGAAGCTGCTGCATACGGCGTCCCAACGAAATGCGGGTGCGAAGGTTGACGTAGTAAACGAATTTGCGGGCGTGGCGGAGCGGATGGGAGTGCTGCCGCGAGCGATCTTGCTCCAAGCGCCTTGCTAGCAAAACGATGCGTGGGCCTCGCCCTTCTACTCTCACCATTACGGGCGAAAATTCCAAACGCCACCACGGCTCGCCCATATCGTCGTTAGGAAGTGGGCCACCCGGCGTCAACATCGTAGGCCTTCGCCGCTTCCATGGAGGAAATTCGACCAATTTCTTCATGGTGCGCGCGCTCAGCGCTGAAGCACGCCTGCACGTGGGTGGTGATCGCGTCGGCGATGCCCTGCAGGTCGGCCAGGGTGAGCGTCACCCAACCACTCTCCGCCTTGAAATCGAGCGTGGCCGGCGCACCGATCAAGGCGGTGGCGATCCGGTTCTGGTCCTCGATTCCGGTCAGCACCCGCACCCCGCCAACAGTGATTCCGCCGGTTTCGTGCTCCCAGCGCAGCGCGGTGGCACGTTCGCGAAGCCGGCGTTTCGCCTCCGCCAGGTCTTCGGACACGGCCTGCGTGGGGTGCACCAGCACGCCATCGACCAGAAGCCAGCCTGGGCCAGCGCCCCCGGCCTCCATCACGTGGTCGTAGCCCGGCAGCGTCTGCGCGAACGCAAGCTCTGCCTCGATGACGTTGGCGACCATTCCGCCACGGATCAGTGCGATGCGGCTCATGGAACGGTGTCCCAGTAGATGATGTCGATTTGCCCGCGATACCCGGTGCCGCCTGTTCGAGCGCCGGTGCTGCCTGATGTGCCCCAGGCGCCGCCGCCTCCACATCCAGTCTCAGTTGCGTCGCTACCGTTCCCGACGGAATTAGCGCCCCTTCCGGCACCCGGATACACCGAGCGAATTTGCAGGGCAGCGCCGGACCCGCCGGAGCACTCTCCGTGGAAAGCCGAGTAAGCATCAGCCGTACTACTCGAGCCGGATGCGCCAGGGCTACTAGTTGACGACAAACTGGCATTGCCGTTGCCAGCACCGTCACCGACACCAGCTCCACTGCGACCGCCGAGACCCGCGCCGTTCGTGCTATTGGGCGTGGCACCACCTTTGCCGCCTCTGGCCAGTACCTCAGTACCTACAATGCTGGTGTCGCCACCATCTCCACCGGGAGCGACGATGGTGAACTGCGTACCGTCCCAAGCAGCTGCATAGCCGCCCGGTCCCGCAGAGCCGATAAGCACCGAATAGGTGGCGCCAGGGACGAGATTGGTGTCCTGCTCTTTCCTTTCCCCGCCGCCTCCGCCACCACCTTTGGCGCCGGCAGCCGCCGCACCACCGCCACCGCCACCGCCACCCCGCGATACGACGCGAACAGCCGGCAGCGCGGTGGCAGGAAAGGTCCAGTCCTGGCTGGTAGTAAAGGTGACTTGCTTCCGGTAGAGCATTCCGCCTCCAGGCAGCGTGTCGCCAGCGGGGAGCTGCACAGTCTCCCCGCCAACTCGAACAAGCGGCCGCCGCTCGGTCACTCAGAGCACCACGTAGTCGTAGTCGTCCGTGACCAGCTCCGTGGCGCTCTTGGCCATGCCCAGCTTCTGGTCGATCTTGCCGGTGTTGCCGGCGTCGGCCGCATCCAGGGGCACCGCGATGACGCCTCCGGCAGTGCCCAGGTAGTAGTTCGTCCCGACGGTCAGGCCGGTGAGCGCGTCGTTGACCGAGTCGAGCGGGTAACCCGTCCCTTCCGCATCCGCGGCGACGGACTCACGCACGAAGCCGTGGGCCGGGCGCGCGTTGGAGTTGTCGGCCAGGCGCGCCTTGAGGACACCACCGTCGGAGAAGCGGTTGTAGAACTTGCCGGCGCCGATCGTCTCGCTGGCGGTGATCGGCTCGCTGGGATCTGCGCCCGGGTCGTACATCGACGGATCCAGCTTGCCGTCGCTGCCCAGAGCCGGGATCTTGCCGGCGTCGCCAGCACCAGCCGAGGCGGTGATCGGCGTGTACTGCTTGGTCTCGCCGGCGTTCCGATAGAGGACCTTGTCCACCATTTGCTTGCTCCTATGCCAGCTTCACTGGCTCATCGAAAGTGAGGTTCAGGCGGGTCGGCGAAGGGGCGTACCCGACCACGATTTCCCAGCCGGTGGCCGGCGGGGACTGGGTGAGCGCGCCGTTGGGCCCGGCGAACACGAACCCGGGGGACCACGACCAGCCAGCGTCATCGATCGATCCGCCGGCCTTGATGCTGATCGCGGCGCCTGCATCGCCCGCGGTGATGGAAATGCCCAGCATCCCGGCGACCGACGCCGCGTCCGTGGGATCAAGGTGGCGGACGCCATCGGCGCTCTCCGAGACCAGCCGCAGGGCCGATACCGTGGCCGCAGCAGGGCGAACCAGGGGGGCCAGCGAGACAACCGGATCACCGGCGACGCCGTCGGCGTTCTCGACCTGGATGCCCTCGCCGGCCGCGATCGAGCGTTGGTGCCACGAGCCGTCGCTGCCGCGCACGGCAAGGCCCATCCCGGCCAGAGCTGCCAGCTTCTGCAGGTTCGCCGGCACCTCGCGGACGAGCCTCCAGACGGTCGACGCGATGCCGCCAGTCGATCCGCCGGTGTTGCCTCCGACGCTCCCACCGGCCTGGCCCCCGGAGTTGCGGATCTGAGACTCCTGGACCAGCGAGCCGTCCGGCCAGCGCAGATCCTTGCCGACGGTTGCCCCGTTGGTGCCATCGCCGCCGACCCGGACAACGCGCCCGAGCTGGTCCTTCAGCTTGATCTTCGTCCCGGCCATCACTGCGCCACGTAGGCCCGAATTACGGCTTGGCAGGCCGCGAGCTGGTCGTCTGCGTCTCGGCCGGCTCGAACAACAGCTCCCGCAAACTCCGCTCGGCGCTGGGCGGCCGCATCACGTTCGCGGGCGGCGGCACTGGCTTCGGACAGACGCTGGGTCTCGCAGCTCGCCCAGCCGTCGCGCAGCCGGAGATTGCCAGCACGCAGGTCAGCAACAACAGCATCAGCGACGGCCGGGGCCGCGGCGCGGGCTTGCTCATGGGTCTCTCCGATGGTGGCCAGGGTGTCGGCCTGCTGGTGCTCGGCGGTGCGAGCGGTCTCTACGGCCTGGGTCTCGGCCTGGGCCTGCTTGGTGGCCTGCCGGCTCTGGGCCAGATCGGCAGAGCGATCGCGCCACTCCCAGCCTGCCCAGAACGACAGGCCAACGAGCAGGGCAGCGGCCGCGGCGTAGACCCGGATCACTGCGGCCCCTCGCACATCGCGCGCTCATCGGCCCGCCGCAGGGTCAGCCCACGGAGCTCGCGGCCGCCGGCCTTGTTCCATCGGTCGAGCTCCGCACACGCCCCCGGCCAGTCGTTGGCTTGGGCCTTGCGCTGCAGGGTCGAGCCGCAGACGACCTTCGGGCCCAGGTTGAATGCCGCACTCGTCAGGGCCGCCTCGACATGCCGCAGCATCGGCACGCCCATGCACTGGCGGACGTACCCGTTCGCCTCGGCCATGTCCTGTTCCAGCAACGCGTCGCACTCGGCGCGGGTGTACCGCTTGCCGGCCTGCACCGTCTTGGTGTGCCCGTAGCAGGCCGTCAGCACCCCGACGCTGTCCCGGTAGGGCTCGTACCGGACGCCCTCCCACTTCTGGATCAGTGGCGCAGCCAGGGCCAAGACACCCGCAAGCGCCACCGCGGCGACGCCTCCGCCCACCGCCTTGGTCTTGGCGTCAGTCATCGGAGTCCCCCTGCACCGGGTCGAACCGACGGCCGGAGAGCATCAGCTTGTGCAGCTCAGCCTTCCGGCGGTTGTCCAAGACCTTGAAGTAGACCTGCACAAGCAGGCCCAGGAAGGCGATGAACAGGCCGCCGAACGCGGCAATCTCGTTCGCCGTCAGCCCGCCGAAGAACGCAACGCCTCCGCCGCCGTAGGCGACCTTCTGCGCCACCGCCGCAATCGTTGCTTCCGCCGCCTGATCTTTCATGCCCTGCCCCGTTCCGTTTCGGACATGCTCGGGCAGCGGGGCAAGGGTTCAACGGAGCCGGATAGCAGAAGCCCCGCCGGAGCGGGGCTTCAATCGTTAAGCGGCGGTCTCCGCAAGGTCGGTCAGCTTCTTCCCGGCCTTGGTTTCACAAACAACCAGCGTGATGCCCCCCCTTGCTTCGATGAACTTAACTTCGAACTCATCGTTGCCGGTGACCTCTTCGAACGCTTCAGCAATTCCCCGAAAGGGAGTCTTGGCGATCTTCGTGACGTCGAACCAGAGATACAGCTCATCCCAGCTTATGTAGCTGGTTCCGTGCAGCCATGCCTTCTCAGCTCTTCCCAGAAGTGCTGAGCGGTGACGCTTATCCGAGGGTAGTGCCATTGTTTTACGATCCTTAAATAATTATGGGTCGTAAATTATCCTATCACCCTACTTTAATCAACAGGGCCAAACCTCTTTACCGGCCGTTCCTTCGGCCGTGCCGGAGCCTGGCTGGATCCAACCGGCTCCACGAGACTCAGGCGATCAGCGGGCCAGCTTCTTCCTGGGCTCCCAGTGCCCGCCTGAACCCCTCCTCCGGCGTGAGCCCCGGCTCGCGGGCCATCAGATCCCCGTAGGCCATCTGGATCAGGCCCTCATCTCGCAAGCTGCGAACACGGCGCGCTGCCGGGAACTTCACCACGTAGGGCTGCGCCTCCAACCATGCATGGTAGGCCTCAATTTTCGCTCTGGTCTTCACCACAAGCTCTTCCATGCGCGCCCTCCTCTGCTCGCGGCGAACGCCGGGGTCAATCGCATGCCAGCTGCTCACCATTTCCCGGGTGGCCTCCCGCTCTTGCCTATACAGTACGTGGACCTCAGCCTTCGGCCCCTTCAGCACCTTGCGGCCGCGCTTCTTCGCTCTCGGGAACGTGAACACCTGCGCCTCCGGGGCGCTTACACTCGCCATTGCCATGATCGTCTCCCATTAGACGGTTGTGGTAGGCCGGCGGGGTGTCTCACCACCCCGTCCGGCCGCTTCGCCGGCTGTGCCGACGTGATCAATGTAGGCGCCGCGATGGCGCTTGGTTCGGGCTAACCGGCCCTATTTGAGGGTGGGTTAGCCGCGTTGTTTCAGGCCTCTCCGATCCCACCGAACTGAAGCATCCGAAGGATGAAACTTTCCAACTCGGCTCGAGCTTCAAGAGGATTGGAGTCAATCAGATCCATGAAGAGGCCCTCTGCAACATCCTGGGCCACTTCCTTGATCGGGATTCCATCCCGCTCTGCCATTGCGTAGGCCGAAGTCGCGTGCTGGAACCCTGTAGCTATGGCGGCTCCAAGGTCTATGCCGCTTGGGGGCAAGTGAGTAACGTTGTTCATGCCGCCTCCAGAAGGCCATTCAAGCCGATAACTTCCAGCAGCTTCGGGAACTCGGATTCGTAGAAGTGCGGCTGCGTCTCGCGCTGGTTGGACGAGTTGGTGAGGTTCTTGCCATAGGCAAGGCCGGCAGTCGTTAGGGACCAGAATTGCTTCTGGCCCTTCTTAGATGACGGCCGAGTCTTATGCTCAAGCAGGCCGGCTTTCTCCAAAAGAGGGTTCACCTTGCGAGCATCCAACTCGATGCCATGTCGGTGCAGAAGTTCCGTCAGTGAAAAGGTAGTTGCACTGCTGCCACCCTCGTTGGCGGGTGCATCGACCGCATAGTCCGGCAACAGACCCGCGTGCCCAGTCTTGTCCGCCAGCTTCTGGAACATCCCCAGGATTGCTGACGGCGCCAGACGCAGGGTGCGACCCGCGAACTCGATCAGGGTGCAGCCATCGGCCACATAGCCCGTGAGCTGCGGCGGCGCGCTTGCGATCAGCCGCTGTGCCGCGAAGTATCCCGTGACAACTTGCCGCTGTACCTGCCAAGCCAAGTCATCGTTGAACGGCTTGACCAGCATGGTGTAGCCAGCTTCCGTCAGGAGGATCACATCAGAACGGCGGGCCATATCAGGAATGGCCTTGGGGCTGTTCCGACGAATTTCGTCGGAACTAACCACGAAGTAGTCCTCGCCTTCTTGGAACCTGGCCTTGTGCTCCCGGAAGTTCCGGCCTGCCGTTCCGCTCGCCCGGCCATGCACCGCATCGACCTGTGACAGCGTGACAACCCGCTGACCCTGATGTTCCAGCACTGGCAGGTCCACGTCGTTGATCGTGACGATGTTCATGCGGCCTCCTCCTTCTGCTGAGCCTCCATTGCCTCACGCAGCAGTCGATTGATGAACCAGTTGGCGCTGCGCTCTTCCTTCGCCGCCTGCTCGCGGATCCAGTTCAGAACCGGTTCCGGGCTGCGCACGCCAAACGCGATGATGTTGTCTTTGGTGTTCATAGGTCCTCTCTGCTTGGTCGGTCGGGCCACTATCAGATAACGGTGCCATCGTTCAACGGAGGCCAGATATCGAAATCTGACACTACCGCAGTGCCATACACTACGGTAGTGCCAGATCAGGAGTCAACTGTTTTTTAGTGCCACCGTAGGGTCATAATTCACGCATGACTGACGACTCCGCCTACAAGCGCTCCCAACTGCGCCTGCCACATGAACTCCACGCCGCCATCGTTGCGGCTGCTGAGGGCAATGGGCGCTCGATGAACAACGAGATCGTGACCAGGCTGGAGGCGAGCTTTGATGGCGGCAGCGGCGTATCGCCTGATGTTCTTGAACGCACCCAAGTGCTGCTCAAGTCAACTTCGGGACTGCTTTCGTTCGCCGCTTACTACCTGAAGGAGTGCGCGGCCCGCGTCCCTAGGGATAGCGAGACCACATCGGTCCTAATGGACAACATCGAGCGATTCGCCGACAGCTTGAGTCAAGGGAACATTGCCGGCTCAATCGGCCCGATCAAAGAGATCATTGAGCTAGGCAAGAAGATTGGGGTCATTGATCCCGTTTCCGGGAAAGCGAAGCCCGAGTACCTGCAGGATCACCCGATGTACCCGCCAGCCATGCCCAAGAAGGGCAGGTAGCCCCTGGATTGCCGGCCAGCCAGAGGGCTGGCAGTATCAACGTAGCAACGGCCCAAACGGGCCGTTTCCTGTCAAGGCTCATGGCCTACTGAGAATGAAATGACTGAAGAGTCTGAGAAATCCGTGACCGCATTCGGCGTCCGACTTGTCGAGTCAGACGCCACTAGGTTCATGGAAGCGAAGTCAAAAGCTGGATCAAGCTGTCCCATTTGCGGGACGTTGACTCGAATTGCTCTTCTCACCGGACCTGAAGACGAAACCGCTAGCGTTATTGGCACGGCGACTTCAGTTCCGATGGACGACGGCATCCACCGATTTGAGGTTCTGGCTGGCGCACGCCTTATGCCGGTGTTCCACCTGTGGTGTGCCAATTGCGGGCATCTTCAGACCCATACGCTCGGCACACTAGCGACATGGGTCAAGGAGAACCCGGCAAACGCGAACGAAAAGGTGCCAGATGAGCGCACCGATTGAATCTGACGTCTACGAGCGATCAGCTGAATGGCTTAAAGCTCGCTTCACAGCAGCATCAGGCATCTACCCTGGTTCCGTTGAAAAGCCAACGATCTCCCCCAAGACTGAACTCATGACCGACGTCACCCGCCATGAAATGAATGCCGCCTTGGCCGCCTCAGAGGCCAAGGTTGCTACGGCCGTCGAATCAATGCGCGCAGACATGGCTGAACTGCGCGCGGAGCTACGGGAGGGTAACTCTCAGATCAAAGCCCAAGGGGAGATTGCGAAGGCAAACGCAGCCGCTTTCCAGGCTGATGCGGACAGATTCTATGCTGATGCCAGGACCCTTCTGGCTGAGTCCAGAACAGCCCTTACGGAAATTCGCCTTGCTGGTGAGCGGAACAAGGTCAACGTCATGGGCATCGGCTACAAGTTCCTGACATGGTTCTTTGGCGCAATCGTCGCTCTTGGTGGCCTGTACTTCACCATCAAGAAGGCCATCGCCCCGCCGAACTTCGTAGCTACCGAGCAGGCTGCTTCACCGTCGGCTGCACAAGAATCCACGCGGCCCGCTGCTCCACCGCAGAATCCCACGGCTCCAACTACTCCCCCCAAGCAGCCCTGACCTGCCCCAGCCCCGCCTAGTGCGGGGCTTTGTTGTTTGGTAGCTTTGGGCCATGAGCCTCCTCATCGCCGCGCTTACTGGGTGGGACAAGGTGCTGATCATCGGCGCCACGAGCGTAGGCGGCTACTTCGCCATCCTTTTGTTGATCAAAGCCTATCGGCTACTGCTTCTCGCAATTTGGAAGCTCCTTCCAACTGGCCGCCTCAAATACGCACTGTTCAAAGAACGGGGCCGGCCCGATCACTCCATGATCAACCCCAATGACCCTTGGGTGCAGGCGCAGTGGATCAAGAAGTCCCATCAGCGCGCCAATCGCATAAACGCCCCCGCCGAGTTCATCCCGGGGGAGCGCGCCGATCCTAGAAGCGAAACTCGTCAGCAGGGACCGGAGTCCCGCCGATGATGTCGATCTCCAACGGCGGCTGGGTCTGAATCGCTGACCGAGTACCGGCCATGCCGAACTGGCTGGCCGCCTTTGTGAAGGTCAGCACCGCTTCCTCGCGGAACTCGGGCGGCACGCGCGCCAGAATCTCCGCTGCTCGGCTCGGATCCAACATGGCTTCGGACACCAGCATCGCCACGCGGTCACCTGCCCGCTTGCGGATATCGGCGATCGCACCGGAGGCAATGCCCCGAGTCGGATCAATCATTGCCAGCGCCCGCTCACCTGCCTCGCCTACCGTGTCGCGCCAAGAGTCGATGCCGGCAAGGTTCCTGGCCGTATCGCTGCCGCGCGTCTTGCCCGCATCCAGCGTCCGGAGCTGACGCTCCAAGTCTCGCCGCACAGCATCAACAGCTTCCCGCTGCGGTTGTTCCAGCATCGCATCGGCGGTCGCGCCCTTGAAGCCAGGATTCACCGAGCGAGCTGCCGAATCCAGGTTCCCGGCAGTGCGCAGGAAGTTGGCATTGAGAACTGGGTTCCCAGCCGCATCACGGACCGAGTTCGATTTACCCAGCAGCAGCGCGCCGAGATCGACCTGGTTGGCCTGCCGCGAGGCGCCGCTGTAGTCCGTCAGGAACTGGCGCCAAGCCGGGAACGAAGAAGCCATCTGGTCGTCCAGCATGTCCCGCACCTGCCCCAACTGGCCGGCAGCGAGCTTCGCACTGGGGCGACTATCCAGGCGCCCCCCCATCAAATGCCCGATGGTCTGGCGCACCAGGTGGGCATCGCCGACCGTGTTCACGCGGTCCAGTTCCCCAGCCACGTCACCCAGCGCCTCGCGCGCGGTCTTGGACGCACCAAAGCGGGCCGCCAGTTCAGACAGCCCTTCCTTCACCGGCGCAATGTCCACGGGAATATCGCCGATAGGCGCGAGCGTTCGGCTTGCCGCGGCATCTCGTGCCGTTCGGATCGCTTCGGCAGATGCAGCGTCCGCGCCGCCAAACACATCGCTCAACAGACGGGTGCGAGCCGCATTGTTCGCCGCGTGTCGCTCGTTCAGCAGGGTGTCGAAGCGCCCAACCTTACCCGTCGCCAAGGTCTTCTGCAGGTCGGCCAGCCCGATATCGCCTGCCAACTCGGCGGTGGTCGGGAGAGAGCCGGGGACGATCTCCCTTGTCGTCTGCCCAGTGAGCGCGCGGAACAGCGCATTCGGATCTTGGGCGTAGTCCATGATGACGCGACCGGCCTGCGACTCAGCAGCAGCCCTACGCGCAGCGGGGAGCAAACCTGCGACCTTGGACAGCAGCGCGCCCGGCGCCTTCAGTGCCCCCGTGATCGCGCCGCCGGCAGCACCACCGAATGCAGCGTTCAGCGAACGACTCTCTCCGGTGGCGACGGGCTGAACAGTGCCAAGCAGCGCGCCCTGCAGCGCGTTACCAGCAACAGAGCGTGGCAGGAGGGCAGCAAGCGTCGATGGACTCTTCGCTACTGCTCCAGCTCCGCCACCAGCAAGCAGGGGAGCCACAGCTCCAACCATCGAACCCCAGAAGCCCGCGCCCGTGTCCATCAAGTCCTGATCACCGGCCCGGCGCTCATCGATGTGAGCCTGTAGCTTGCGCTGCGGGGTGAGGAGGATGTCCTTGGCCTGAACCGCGGCCTGCGGGTTCACGCCCGAGAACACGTCCGCCAGTAGAGGGACGGGGCGACTGGCCTGATCCACCAGCGCCTGCGCCGTGCCTTCGCCCCAGTCGACCAGCGCCTTGCCGATACCGGCGCGGAAGCGGTCCAGGCCGCTCATGCTGTCGGTGGCGCGCGGAACAGGCTCTGGCTGCTGCGCCGCTGCCGGCTGCTGTCCCTGGATGCGCCGGATCTCGTCAGCGATGACCTTGGCAGCCTCGGTGTCGCCGGCAGCGTCAGCGCGCTCCAGCTTCCCGAACAGCTCATCGACGGTATAGGTGGCTGCCATCAGTACTTGTCCAGGAGGGATTGGCGGCGGACATCCTGCGGCGTCGATTCGCCACTGAAGATGGCCCCGGCCGCATTGGGCGCCAAAGCCATCCCCGATCGCTCAGGGCCGAGGCCAGCCGAAATAGCCTCCAGCGCCGTTTCGCGCGCTTTCGCCTTTTGCTTCAGCGTCGCGTCGGAGTCACCGGGCTGCGGCAGGTACATGCGCCCGTAGATGTCGAACTCCTGCCCCGTGATGGCTGCACCCGTGTCCTTGCGCAGGATCGCCGACAAGAACTCCTGACCGGCCTGTTCTGCCTGCTGCCGTTCCGAGGAAACGATGCCGTTCACCACAGGGGAGTTGCCAATGAACGGCAGTCCTCGCAGTGCCACGTCGGCAGTGCCGCGGAGCTTGCCCTGCTGGCCGCCAGTGGCCGTCATGTTGGGTGCGAGCGTGTCCAGAAGCTTGTTTGCCGCCGCGCCGCGACGCAGGTAGACAATGTCCTTGGACTGCCCCTCAGTCAGCTTCAGGCCACTGCCAGCGTCAGCAGACGTCCCGCCCGGGTTCCACTGCCCCGACCGCTTCAGGCCGAACTCGGCAGCGTCGATGCCCGTTGCCTGGCGGGTCCGCGCGGCGCTGGCGTAGCTGCTCGCCGCCGACGCATCGGAAGCACGGGCGCGTGCGGCGTCGGCCGCCATGCTGGCGCGGCCCTGCTCGGTCGTGGTGACGCCGTTGGCGCCGGCCAGGAACCGGTTCGCCAGCAGGTTCTGACCTTCGACGGTAGCCAGCTGCTGCGGGCCGTTGGCGACACCCATCAGCGCTGCGTTGGCCCCATTCCAGTCTCCGGAGGTTGCGCGCGAGGCCGCATCGGACCGGAAGCCCTGCTCCTGCATGTCGCCCTGGTAGCCGGAGAGCTTGGTCGGGTCGACGCCTGCCGCGAACAGGGTGGCCAGGTCCGGGCTACCGCCCAGCGCCTGGATGGCGCTGCCCAGCCCACGGCGAGCCATCATCTCTTCGCGCTTCTTGGCAGCGTCGAGGACCAGCCCTTCCATTCGCGCGGCATCGGTCATCGATCGGCTGTAGGCACTGTCGCCCCGGCCGAACGCGCTGGCCAAGTCCATACCGCCTTGGATCAATCGGCTCAGGTCAGCCATTCATCAGCCCCCACTTCGCCTGCAACTGGCGATTCAATGCGTTGTTGGCGGCGCCGAAGTCAGCACCCGCCTTGGCCTGCGTCTGGATCTGCGCGAGGCTCGGCTGGCCCATCCCGGACTGCGCCGCGAAGCCCGCGCCGGCTCCCATCAGGCTGGAGGCCATATCGACCCATGGATTGCGCTGGACGCCGCGCAGGCGCAACTGGGCCAGGTAGTCGTCTGCGCGGCTCCGGCGCCCGATCTGGTCCAGGTCCATGGCCACGCGGGAGTCGGCGATGCCCTCGCGCTGGCGCTGCTGGGTCGGTGCATCGATGCGGGCCATCAGGTCGGCAGTCCGCGCGCCGTAGTCGCCGATACCCAGCGCCGCATTGTTGGCGTCGACCTGGTACGCACGGCTCACCTGCCCCACCTGGCCCAGCCCGCGCTGTGCGTTGGCCTGGGCGGCGCGCACCTGGTCCAGATACTGGTTGCCGATGGCGGCGCGCTCGTTCTCCGCGCCTTGCGCCGCGCGCTCGCGCATGGCCTCGGCGATCGCCTGATCGGCTTCCTGCTGCCTGACGCCCTGCTGCCGGATCTGGCCGGCGAGGATGTTGTCCTGCTTCTTCTGCGTCTGCCGGGTGTTGTAGTAGTTCGCGCCCGCGCTCAGTGCCGTGAGTGCCAGCGGAACCCAAAGCGCCTCAGTACCCATCAGCGGAACCCTCCCATGAACGGTGAATTGCCGTACAACCCGGCGTAGAAGTCCTTCGCTGCCCGGCGTGCCTCCGCCTGATCGCGACTTGCCTTGGCGATGGTGCCAACGCCGGAGAACAACTCACCCAGCGCGTCGGAGTTGAGCTGCGACCGCGCGCCAGCCAGGTTGTTGCGCAGCGACAGCGCGGCGTTGTTCGCGCCGGTGGTCATGTCCGCGCCCGTCTGTGCCAGCTGGATCATGTTCATCCGGCTGGTCTCGTCGGCGTTGCGCAGCTCGTTGGCCGCGCTCTGCGCCAGTCGATCGGCGGTAAGGATGCCCTGCTGGTAGTCCTGACCCAGCTGCCGGTTCGCGTCGACGGACGCCGAGCCGCCGGTCAGCCCATTGCGCGCCATTGCGAAGCGGAGGCTGCGATCCGCCGCGTCATGCTGCCGGTCCAGGTTCTGCCGGTAGAAGCTGCGGCTGGCCGACAGGAAGTCGTTGATGTCGGCCTCCCGCTGCGGGCTGCCGTAGATCTGGTTGATCTGCTGCATCGATCGGTTGATGTTGGCCTGCCGCAGCCCTTCCTGCTGGGCCGCCTGCTGTGCTGCCTTGTTGGAACCGCCACCGGCGCCCATTACTCACCCCTCAGCTTCGAGAAATGGGCGATGTCCTCGCCCCGCACGCCGAAGTGGCGCCAGACGCCCTCCGGCCGGAATCCCAGCGACCGCTCGAACCACTCCACGGCCTTCTCCCGAGTGGTGATGGCACTGGTCTGCAGGCGATGCGCGCCCGCCTCATACAGCCGATCCATGAGCCAGCGAGTGGCCTTGGTCATGGCGCGCCACTGCTGGGCCCAGCCGTCCTCGGTGCCGACCATCCAGGCCTGCCACACGCCGGCACCCGCCGGCTGGAAGCCGCCCGCGGCGGCGGGCAGGTTGTCCCCCTGCAGGACGGTGAAGGCGAAGCCCTGCGACTTCTGCGCCGTGTCGATGAAGAACGCCGCGGCAACGTCCGGCGAGAACTCAGCCAGGCCCGTGACGGCCAGGAACTGCGCCTGCTCGTCCGCGCGCATCCGGTCCGAAAGGAACACCAGATGCGCCGGACGGCAGGGGACGATGTTCGAGGGAAGGCGAGCGGGCAGCATGGACGTATGCTGCTGCCCGCCGGAGGGGGTTCAACGGAGTCAGGACATGCCGCGCAGGTCCTGGAGGTACAGGCCCAGCGCGTTCCACTGCCAGGGTTCGCTGCCGTCGTAGGTCAGCTTCACTGACAGCGACGGGGCGGCCAATGGCATCGGGATCACCATTCCGGGAACGGTATCCGCTGGCACCGTGTACCCCGGCGTGAACAGGCCACCGTTGCTCTGGTCGATGCCGAATGAGACCGACACCCCGCCCTGGCCAACGATGTCGAAGCCGTACAGCATCTTCGTGACGCCTGGCTGGCCGAACTCGAGCCACGGCCACTGGATCAATCCTTCGAACGGAACGACCTCGAACGTCCAGCCGTCCCGCTGAATGCCGATCTCGTCACCGGCCGCTTCACCGACGCGGTGGATGAAGTCGCCGGAGCGCAGGTAGAGCAGGTCGCCCGCGATGGCCCAGTCATCGATCGCATAGGGGAAGGTGTAGCGCGACCAGGCGCCCACCTGCCCCATTCGGGTCATCGAGTAGACGAACACCTGGGCAGTACCCGGGATCCACATTTCCCCTTCCCAGTGGCCGTAGCTGTTGAACACGAGCCAGTACTGGCCCATCGCAGGGTAGTACAGCGCCAGCGGTTCACTTCCAGCCGCCATGGCTTCCTGCACCAGAGGGTCGATCGGCATGCCCACGTCACCCGCTTGGAAGTTTGTGCTGCTGGCCGCGATACCGACCGTGCGGACACCCTGCGACGCCAGGAAGAACAGGTCGTTGGATACCGGGGCGATTGCATGATGCTGCGTGCTACCCATCGGCAACGCGTCCAGCAGCGCCATGTTGGCCGGGTCCTCGTCCACCTGCCAGAGCTGGAAGGCCTCGGCGTTGAACACGATCAGGTTGCCGCGGTACAGCCCCATGGCCGTGACCGGGTTCGCCCCGTAGTTCTGCAGGCCCGTGGGCAGGTAGCCGGCGTCGTTGTCCGTCGACCAATCCAGCGGGTTGACAGTGGCCGAGTAGCGCACGATGTCGTCGTCCCCGCAGAACACCTTGGACGCGGCAATGGCCACGATCTTGGTGTTCGGGCAGTTCGGATCCTCCACACGACGCGAGACGGCCCGCAGGGTGACGGTGCCGTCCTTCACCATGCCGCCTTCTTCCTCCGGCCACTCCGGTTCCGTGTCGCCGCTGATGTACAGGGGCTCGGCGGTCAACACCACGCGGGTGGCGGCGATCGCTTCCCATGTGACCTCGTTGTCGACCACCTGCTGGCCGAGTACCGGCGGCCAGGCCGGCTCGCTGGCGTCGGAGAACCCAGACTCGGGCTGCACCGCCTTGTAGGCCAGATCGGCGGGAAGCCCGGCAAAGGTTCCCTCCACCCACAGGTTGCCGCCCCAGATCGCGTGGTTGTGGTCCGCGACAGACCAAAGCTCGATGCCGGCCCTGCAGTAGGCCGCACCTTCAGGGCAGATGGCCTCGCAGGTTGAGCGATGGACTGCGCCGCCGGCACCGCTGTCCACCTGGTTGCCCTTGTCGATCCTGAGCAGGACGTTGGAAGCACTGAACCAATGCACCTCCACCCAGCCCCGCGTTGCGCCAGCGACAGAGGCTCCCTGGTCGATCAGGCAGGCGGCCGTGATCTTCTTGCCGACCGGGACCACCAGCTTCGTCTGGTTAAGCGCGCCGCCGCCGGCCTGGTTGCCCGGCAGTTCGACGTAGGTGCGCCAGCCCCCCTTGGAGACATGCTCGGAGTAGAAGGCCGAGCCGGTGAAGTCCCAGTTGTTCGCTCCGTCGGTGAACTCTCCGTTCTCCACGGACGTTGCCGTGGGAGCCGGCGCAGTGATGGGAACGACGATGTCGCCAGGCTGGTACAGGGTGCCGGATTGCCAGACGGGATACGCCATTACTGCGCCTCGCTGCTGTTCGAAGTCGACCGGGAGCCACTGCCGTAGCGCTCCTTCACGGATGAAGGCACAGGGGTGGTCGGAGTGCCCGTCTCCTGGTCGACGGTGTAGGGGTTCCGGTTGCTGACGTCCTCGATGACCGTCTCGCCAGGATTGGTCGGCCACGTCGGCTCCACCGTCCCAGAGCGCGGGCTATCACCCACCGTCTCGGTGACCGCGTACCGGTAGCCGTTGTCCACGACCGGCACGACGACATCGCCCAAGGCACGGCCGACGTTGGGCGCCCAGGGGGTGTACCCGGCGCGATCCGACTCGACGCGGTAGGCCATCCCATTGCCCTCGGTGGGGCGAACGAGCGTTCCCGGGAGGTAGATGTGGTTCGGCTGCCAGACCTCCCCCTTCTCCAGCCAGTAGTGGCGGATGAGGCCATCGGCAAACTCGGCCACCACGTACAGGTAACCGAGGAACGGCAGCGCGAAGTGGATGTCCTTGATGGCGGTCGCCGGTGCCGTGGGGTGCCGGATCACCTCCACCTCGACCCGCGGGTCGCCGAAGTCGACCACCAGGTGCGAGAACACGACGAATTTTCCTTGGAACCAGACAAGCCCCTTCGTTCCTGGAAACAGGACATCATCGATGCGGGTGCCTTGGCGGCTCCTGATGGTGCGAGCTGCCGTCACGTATCCATTCAGCAGGTCGTACAGAGAGTCCGGCGATGCTCCGCCCTTGTCGCGCAGGCGGGTGATGCCGGCCTTGACCGTCGTGAGTGCCTGGCTGCGCATCCTCAATCCTCCTTCAAGACCGGGCGCACAGCCGGCGGCGGCATCGCGCTGCCGGGGATGTACCGCCGGGTGTGATGGGACCCGGCAATGAGGCTGCGCACGTAGGCCGTCGCCTGCGCGGCGTAGTTGCCAGCGTCGGGTTGGCCGTAGTGCGCCTTGGCATTGGCCAGGGCCTGCAGAAAGATCGCTTCGGGATCGATCGTCGTCTCGTCGCCCTCACTGTCCAGCGGCAACAGGCCGAAGTGCCCCTTGATCCGCAGGACCCACGTGGCGTCGACGGGCGCAGGCCATACCTCGATGCACTGCCGGACCTCGTAGTGCGACGGGATGCCCGGACCGGGACTGCCATACATCACCGGATCGATCCCGCAGATCAGGGGACGCCAGCACAGATCGCCCTGGGAAACGCCCACCCAGGTGACCATGCGAGGATCCATGTGCTTCTGACATGCGTCCTCGTTGCCCGAGAAATCGTAGAACCGAACGCCCGGCTGCATCTTCCAGGCATAGAACCGCTCCAACCGGAACACCGGGTAGCGGCGGTAGAGCATCTCCTGGGCATTGCGGATGAAGTCGTCCAGCAGCTCAGCCATGCCAGGCGGAAGAGCACCCATCGCGACCTGGGTGGCAAAGCCGAGCCGCGTGGCAATGCGGCTACGCATCTGCTTCAGCGTGGTGCGCGGGTAGTCGTCGTCGCAGGCGCAGTTGTAAACAGTGGTGGGCTCCGTGGGATCGGGCGGATCGGGAGCATCCGTCCAGGCCTCCACGAGGAAAGCGTACGTTTCCAGCCCATTGGTGCGCACCGCTGCGGTGTAGTAAATGGAGCTGGTTGCACCGACGACCGCCTCAAATACAGCGGGCAAGAACTCAGACTGCGGCGCCGCTTCGTTCTCGATGAGATTATCTTCGCCATTTTCGCCGTACCAGCGGAACCAGGCGGGATATCCTTCGAGGGACGTAAGGTCGTACTCCAGCACGGTGATGCGAAGCCTTAGCGAGGACGTGGGCGCGTCAATCTTCCAGTTCGCCCGGCCAGTTGAGCCATGCGCAGTGGTTCTTACGACGGAGTCAGAACCCAGGGTCACATCAACGTCACCAGCACCTCCATCCCAGCCGAATGAGTAGGCGACCCCACTGTCTACGATTGGAACCCAAGTCATAACGCTCTCCCTACATCAAGAAAGGCCGGCCGGAGTCACCCCCGACCGGCCGCCGTCACCGCCGCCAGCGGGTCGGGTTACTGCTTGCGGGACTCGCTCTCGTCATCGATCGCGGCCAGCAGATCTTCACGGCCCTGCCCTTCGGCTTCCGCCGCCTCGATGGCAACCAGGTCCGCATCGCTCAGGTCCTTCAGCTTCTCGGTGATGGAGGCCACATCGCCGGCCAGCAGCTCGGTGAAGTCAGTGGCCACTGCCTCATCCTTGGCAGCCTTCGCCGCGGCCTTGGCAGCGTTCTTCTCCGCCCTCTTCTCGGCAGCAGTCTTGGCCGGTGCAGAGCTCGTGGTCTTCGCCGCAGCCTTGGCAGTCGACGGCTGGCGGCTGTCGATGAACTTCTCCAGGTCCCGCTGGCGGTTGAAGTAGCGGGCGCGGGCCGCGTCGGAGTCGGCATTGCCGCCGTACTTCTTGACCAGGCCGGCGAATGCAGCGCCGACGTCGAAGTCTTCGACCTGCATTTCCTTGGACTCCAGCTCGGTCACCAGCTCCTCGCCGTAGATCTCTTCGAGGATGGGCTGTTCGAACTCCGGCACGGTGGTCGGGAGCTTGGTGCTGGCGTCACGGTCGATCAGGAGCGTGACGAAGGTGAGGATGATGGACTTGGCCATTACTGCACGCCCTCCAGGGTGATGGGGCCCGTGGCAGCGGCGCCCAGCTTGACGAACTTCGGCAGGTCGGCGATCTCGACCACCGGACCCTGCGTCGCGGTCGCGCTCAGCAGCGTGACCCAGCCCGCGTCGCCGCTGGCCGGGGTGGCACCACTGGCCAGGCCCGGATGGCCCTGCAGCAGCACGCCGCTGCTGACCGACGCGTTGCCGCCAAGGTGGGCCAGCCCTTCGCGCCCCTCCCCGCCCAGCAGCGGGGTCTTCTTCAGGGCAACGATGTTCGTGCCCTGTACGGTGATGGTGTTCGGCATTTCTTTCTCCTGGCCGGCGAGGAATGCCCCGCCGGCACGTTGGGGGTAATCAGGCGATGCTGAAAACCGCGTTCGAGTTACGCTTGCGGCAGGTCAGGCCGTAGTCCGCGGTCAGGCCGAAGTAGTACGTGTAGCGGTCGTACACGCGCGGCGGGGTGCGGCGGATCATCCAGCGGCCCTTGACCGGGCGCAGGCGCAGGGCCTTGCTGTTGAGGAAGTAGCCGCGCTTCTTCCACGGATAGGTGATCGCACCCAGCTCTTCGTCCAGGGCATCGAAGGTCGGATCCCACACCACCGGCACGCCCTTGAAGGCCAGCGCCTTGGTGCTCGGGTCCAGCGTCACGCCGCCGGTCGACGCCTGGCCCAGGTTGATCTGGCGCCCCATGACCTTCAGCGCGTCGGCCTGGAGGGCGTCGTACATCGCCGAGCCCACGACGATGAAGTCGGGGTTGCCCAACTTGCCGTAGGTGATCGTCTGACGCCACAGGGTCTCCAGCGTGGAGATCAGGTTGCCGGCCGTGGCCGTGCTGATCCCCATCACCGCCCAGTTGCGCCACCACGGGGTGGTCGACGCATCGATGCCACCGATGACGCCGGCATTCGGCGTGGTGCTGACCAGCGCGTCCAGGCCCGGCACGGCCTTCGGGTTCGCCGAGCCGTCGAGGTGGACCTCGCGGTCCCAGTTCTCCTGGAAGCCGTCCTTCAGCGTGGTCCAGCCTTCCTGCAGCTTGTCCACGATCTGGATCTTCTCGGCATCGGTCATCTGCGCCGACTTGTCGTCGGTCAGGATGATGCCGTTGTTGGCCAGCTCGGTCTCGTTGAGGCTGAAGCCGTCGTGGGCCTCGTAGTGCTGGAACGGCGCAAGGCGCACCGTGTCCTTCCGGTTGAACGTGACCTGGTCATCGCCGGAGTAGTTCTGGTAGTTGCTGTCGTTGGTGAAGCGCACCTTCTCGTTGAAGATGCCGTTGCCGAAGACCGTCTCGGTCTTCTTTTCGATCAGCCACTTGGCCAGCGGACGCTCGCTGGTGAACTGGTCGATCGGGTCGTCAGTCGCGTAGGACTGCATCTGGTAGTTGGCGCCGGACGCCAACTGGGCGGGAGTCAAAGGCATATCGCACCTCGGAGGGAAAGAGGAAGCCCGAATGGGCGTGGTCTCTCGCGTTCCGAGGGCGCGACTCTCGTTTCAGCGCTACCGGCGGCGAACCCGGCTTACGTCACTCGCGATGCCGGCGTTGGCCGGCTGCATCGCAATATGCGCCAGCCGGCATGGCAGTCAACGGGTCAATCCATCTCTATGACTGGCCCGAACGACTTCTTCTTCGTCGCCCCACATCTCTGGCAGGTTGGCACCGGGGGCACGAGACCGCTCCACATCTTGGGAGCGGATACTGGGCCCTGACACTTGCTGCACGTCCCAATTACCTCCGTAACGTAGAGCTTGCCAATCGTGTGCAGCGTTTCACGCTGATCCATGTGCGTCTCCACGATCACCTCCCCTGCGTCTTGGCCAGTTGCACCCCGAAGTCGAAGGCGTTCTCCTTCGTCGGGGCCTTGCTGAGGTCCACACCGGTGGCGCGGGCCGGGTTGTTGGGCGCCGCTGCCGGCTGGCGCTGCACGGGAGGCGCCACCGGAGCGGGTGCGGCCAGGTAGGCCTTCTGGATCGCCGCGGCCCACTGCTGGGGCGGCAGGCTGTCCTGGATGACCGCGACCATGGGCTGGATGGCCTTGAACTTGGCGTCGAAGTGCTGCGGGTCCGCAGCGCGAAGCTGGGCGCCCAGCACCTGCACGTCCTGCATCGCCTGCTCCTGCGCCAGGTTGGCGGCGTGCGACTGCTCCATGGCCTGCCGCTGGCGCTGCTGGCTGTCCTGCTGCAGGGCCGAAGCGCGACGGGTGCGGATCAGCTCTTCCGCTGCCGCCTTGGTCATGTCACCGTCGGCCACCTGCTTGGCCAGCTCGGGATACTCGGCCAGCGGGTCGTAGCCCGGTGCCGGCCGGCCCAGCTCCTTGGCCAGCCAGGCCATTTCCTGCTGCATGAAGTCGTAGGCCTGCGCCATCGCGGCCGGGTCGCGCGAGTTGATCGCTGCGAGGTAGTTCAGCGCGTTGCCCATCTGTTGCGGATCGGCGCCGGTGGACTTGATCGTTTCCTCCCACTGCCGGCCGCGCTCGGCATCGGGGCGCAGCGTCTCGGCCTCAGCCGCGCGCTCGCTCAGTTCGCGGAAGCGCTTCTGGGTACGCTCGTTCGAAATGCCCAGGTCCTTGATCTCGGCGTCGATGGCATCGGGCTGGTTCGCAGCCTCCGCAGCGGCAGCTGCAGCCGCCGGGTCCGGCTCACCACCCTCCCCGCCCTCGGCGCCCGGTGCACCAGCGCCTGCAGCGGCAGCGGCAGCGCCTCCATCAGCGGTAGCCGCGAGGTCTGCAGCAGCCCCATCGGCGGCGGCAGCCGGCGCGCCACCGTCCTCCAGCACTTCCTGCTCGCGGGCCTTCTCCACGCCCTGGCTGAAGGCGTCGAGGGCATCGGTGTCGATGGCACCGTCATTGCTGGCGACGGTGGCAGCGGCCTGTGCAGCAGCTGCGGCAGAGCCGTCATCCTCGACGGCAATGGTGGTGTCCGGTTCGTTCTGGTCAATACGCACGTGTGTGTCCTCGCTGGCGGCGTGGGGGGTCAAACAGGGGTGATTGCCGGCGGCGTCATCGCAGCCGGGTCGAGCATTGCGGGATCGATGGGCGGATCACCGCCGGCCGCACCTGCAGCCATCGCCGGGTCAATGGCGACCTCGCCCGGCAGACCAGGGGCAACCGGTGCGGGCGCCTGGGGAATGAAGCTGTACGGGTCGATGCTGGTATCGCCGGCGCGCTTCACCGTCTCCACGGCCAGCTGTTCGAGGCAGTTTGCGATGTCTAGCGGCGACGAGCCGCGCATCTGGCCGATCTGGATGGCGGACTGCTGAAGCTGCGGCAGCAGGATCGACCACTGCTGCTGGCGCAGGGCTGTTGCAGGCTTCCCGGACGAGCCCGCCCGGATGTCCACCTGCACCACCATGTCCAGCATCTCCGGCTCTGGGACGTTGAACCACAGCGCATCGGCGCCGGCCCAGTTCGCCGCCTCGTCCTGCGTCATCCCGTTGGGCGAAACCGCCAGCTCGGCGGTGTAGACGGCCAGCTCGGAGAGCATCTCGTCCAGGCTGTCGCGGGCGTAGCCGATGCGAGACTCCGTGCCCTGCTGCTGGATGTCGGCCTCGGTCGCGGTCTTGGCGGTCTGGATGCTGGAGGACAGCGCCTCCTGTACCCCCCAGATCATCTCCAGCTCCGCGCGGATCTGCTGCGTGTCGTAGAGCGTCGGGTCGATCTGGTTGTAGCTGATCGGGAACACCACCTGGTCCGGCCGCTGGCCCTGCAGGTCCAGCCCCACCATCTCGCTCACCACTGCGCCTTCGAGCTTCTTGGCGTCGTGCGGGTCCAGGGCTCCACGATCGAAGCCGGTTTTCGGGATCGCGCGGCTGCGGTGGGTCCGGTAGTTGGTACGCGTGCGGTTGTACTCGTCCAGCAGCGAGCGCGAGCGATCGACCAGGGACTGTGGGTGGCGTGCGCCGTCGTTCCAGATCACGGCCCAGCTGAAGAACGGGTAGAAGCGCGTGGTCCGCTGCTCGGGCTTGAACGGCTGGCGCAGGTAGCGCGGGCAGCCCTCGGCCACGGTGATGACGTGCCCCGTCTCCTTGTTCCACACCTCCCACACGCAGACGCAGGCCTTGCTCGTGTCAGTGGCACCGGCCGGCCCCTTGGAGAAGGCGTCCGCCTGCTCGCCCCGGGCCGCACCGCCGAAGCCCGCACCGTCTGCGGCCTTGCCCGGAATGCGGAAGTAGGCCGTTGCCGATCCCAGCACGTCGGCGGCATCGGGATACGTTGCCTTGGCCTTTCCCATCGGCATGAACAGGCGCTGCGCGATCCACGGACTGTCCACGTACTGCTGCAGGCACGCGCACTCGGGCGCCACCTGGATGTCCTCTGCCCGCACGAAGTCGATGCACAGGGCATTGAAGATGATGCGCTCGGCCTCGTCCTCGGCCTGCTGCAGGCGCTGCTCCAGCTCTGCGCGCTGCGCGGAGTCGTCGCCCACCATGCCCTCGGCCAGGGCGCTCTGGAGCTGGCTGATCGCCGCCAGGCTGGAGCGCAGCCCGGCAATCTCCTGCTGCAGGGCCGGGTTGCTACCCGTCTCCCGGTGCCACGCGGCCTTCAGCCAGCCGATAGCCACGCTCAAGCCGGAGCGAACCAGCGGGTCAGCCGCGGCCTTCAGCTTGCCCTTCTTCCAGAGCCTGCCGACGACGATCTCCAGCGTGGTGGCGAAGGCCTTGGCCTCCTGCTTGATGCGCGGCGAGACGGCCTCGGCCAGCTCCACGCTGACCTCAGGGTCACGGGCGTACAGGAACGTGGTCAGGATGCCGACGTAGGTGCCGGCGATGGGCACACGCACGTCGTACACGTCGGTGTTGGCCTGCTCCTGGCAGTAGGTGCGGTCCTTGGCGTAGCCCTCCCGGGCGCCCTTGTCGAACTCGCGAGCTTCCTCGATCCGCTTCAGCCAGGCCTTGACCGCGCCCTCTTCCTCCAGCGTTGCAGCAGCCTGGCGCTCGGCTTCCGCCTGCTCCATCTCGTCTGCTTCGATCGCCTGGGCCAGCTGGTCGCCTGGACCGGTCATAGCATCTTCCTCTTCCGTTCCATCGCGTCGGCTGCCTCGCCGTTGTGCTCGAGCCATTGGCGGCTATAAGGCGTGATGACCCGACCCCGTTCAACGGAGGTCGGCGCCCTTGCGCTGGCGATGGCCGGGAAGCGGCTGTGGATGAAGTAGCCAAGCGCGTCTGGTGGGTGATCGAAGCCGGTGGTCTTGTCCGGCATGCCATTGGCGTCGTAGGCCTGCTTCTCCAGCGCCTCGGTCAACTTGGGGCAGCCCACGGGGTTCACGCGCAGGCGGCGCACGCCCCTGGCATTGCAGAGCATGGCGTTGACGCTCACCACGCGGGCTCGAATGCGGGGATTGGCCGGCGGCACCCGCACGACGAACCCGGCTGCCCGCAGCAGGCCCAGGTCGGACACGCTGGCATTGTTGGTGTGCGAGCTCTCGCCGCTGGCGTCGGGGTAGACCGCAATGTGCCGATCGCCGAACCGCTCGCGCAGCGCCACGATCATGGCCGGGGTGTCCCTGACCCCGGTGAACTCTTCCAAGGCCAGCGGCTGGCCAGCCCGGATCACGCAGACGATGGCCGTCATGTTCATCACGTTGAAGTCCATACCCACGTGGAGCCGGTCGTCTTCGCCGATGGTGGCCAGGGTGCCGTTGAGCTTGCGGTCGTAGGCCGCGTACACCGAGCCACTGGTCAGGTTCACGAACAGGCCGTTGATGTAGGCCTTCACCAGCTGCGCCGGGTACGTCTCGAACAGGGACTCGATGTAGTCGTCCGGCAGGTTGATCTCGTTGTCGTAGGTGCTGGCGTGGACCTTGCCGTACAGCTCGGCCTTGGCCGGCTCCTGCCCCGGGATCTGCTCGAACTGCTCGTAGACGAAGTTGAAGCCCTCAGGCGTCGTCGTCACATCGATGCCGTTCTGCAGGCCGGGCGCCTTCACGCGCAGGCGGGCGATGATCTTCCGCCAGGCGTCATGCGCCTTGCGCTTCTTCAGCGTGTCTATCTCGTCCACCAAACCGCGGCCGATCTTGAAGCCCACGATGCTGGCCGGGTTGTCCATGGACCGGCAGATGGCCGTGCCGCGATACTGCCGGCCGGCGTACAGGTGCACCTCCTTGTTCGACTGGTTGATCTGCGCTCGCAGCCCCCAGTCGAATGCCACCTCTTCGATCGTCGGGTAGAAGATGTCGCGGATCTGCGGGTAGCTGGGCGCGAAGTAGCCCGCGGGGATCCGAGGGAACTCCCAGGCATGGCGGCACAGTGACCCGCACCCCACCCAGGTCTTGCCCGAGCCGAAGCCCCCTACGAATGCCCGGAACTTGTGCGGCAGCTGGAGGAACGCCGCCTGGGGCTCATTGAGCGTCGGCACGCTTTCGCCCACTGACCACGTCGACCGTGACGGCTGCCGGCGGCGGCGCGTCGTCGTTGAAGCCCTCCGGCTTGTCGCGCCAGTGCTCCGGCTTGCGGTTCTTCAGCCAAAAGATCATCGCCGTGGAGTCCGGCGGGTAGTGCTTCATGACTGGCGTCAGGGTCACCTCGCCCAGGTAGGTGCTGACGTGGGTGTCCGGATGGCTGTAGCCGGTGGCCCGCTCGAACAGCGCCCGCTCTACCCGGCTGTCGGCCTCAGCCTTGCCCAGCCTTAGGGCTTCCGAAAACTCGGGGTGCTTGAGCTTCCACAGGGAGACCGTCGACAGGGCCACCTCGAAGAAGGTCGCCACCTCAGGGTCTGTGCAGCCCTTGTCGGCGAGGAACTTGGCCTGCTTGGCGAACTCGGGCTTGTACTTGCTGGGCCGGCCACCCGCGCCCTTCTTGCCCTGTGGCTGTGTTGCCGCCTTCTTGGCAGCGGGCTTGACTGCCTTGCGTGACATGGTCAGCCCCCTACAGCGCTGGATCGCCGATTCCCGGAAGTCATGGCGTCACCGAGGGTCATGGCCCCCGGCCGGCCGCACGCGGCCTCTTCCGTGTCGGCTGCGGGCTGTTGTCGACACCTGCCCGCTGGTCGGGCTGGTACTGCAGAGAGCGCCCCGGCCGGCGCTTCGAGATACGGATCGATGGTGTTGGGCGTCTGGCGGTCGCTCATGCCGCCATTACGCGGCAGCGGCCATCTCATGCAACGGAGGGAACGGAAGCTGGAGCTGCACGGGCCGCTCGGCTCCCTGGTCCAACTGGGCAGGCTCATCGTCCAGAGCCCACGCCGGCAGGTGGAAGCGGATGTCCTCTTCGAGGGCGTGCAGGTCCGGCACCGCTGCGTTGCCCCCGCCCATCGGCAACTCCGCATAGGTCCCCATCACCCAGTCGTACTGCTCGGCGTAGAAGCGCTCGGTCCTCGCCTCCCCCGCCATGAGCAGGTAGACCTCCGCCTGGCTGTTGATGGCCACAACCGTGCCCGCCCCTCGGGCGTAGAGCGTCTGGCGGATGCGCTTCTGGAGCCGCTGGGCCAACTCCTGCACCGTGGCACAGTCGTCCAGGCAGAAGGCCGGCTTGATGCGGCGCTCCACCTGCCTACGCGGCGTGGGGTCTCGGTTGGTGTCGTGGTTCGAAGTGGCCATCGCATCCTCCCGCTCTACGCATCTCGCAGCTCGTCCAGGACCTCGTCGTCCAATCGGAACGCCGGCAGGCGCCCGTCTGTGTCGCACGCACCCTGCCGGTCCGGCTGGCGCCGACAGTGGAACACCCCGTCGCTCAGCTCACGGAACTGGCACACCGAGCAGCGCCCATGGCGGCGAACCCGGGCTCGGTAGCGCTTCCACATGCGGGCCGTTGCGTCGGTCAAGCGGCCACCCCGCTGGCCAGGCGCTGGTCCGCGTACAGCGCGATCAGCAGGGCATCAGCCCGCCCGTTGTCCTTCTTCCTGGTCAGCATGTGGGCGGCCTCAGGGAACCGGTGGATGGCCAGCTGCCGCGCCGCGTCTTTCTCCTTGCCAATCAGGGCGAACTGACGCTTCCACACCGCCGGGATGGCGCGGGTGTACGGCACGCCCAGTACGTCGAGCGTGAAACGGATACCGCCGCTGGTCTCGCCAAACCGGAAGGCGCTGGTACCGCCGTCGCCCGGCATGGCCCCGACCTTCTCCACGCACGCCGAGACATAGGCCCCCGGATGCGCGGCCCGCTGCTCGCGGATGAAGATCGCCAGCGCTCGGGCATCGATCTCACCCCAGCCGTCCACTCGCCGGGTCGGCATGTCGATCATCGGGCCGGCCACGCCGTCCAGCAGTGTCACGATGGCGCCGGTCAGGCCCGGGTCGATGCCGAAGGTCAGTCGCAAGGCGCTCATGCTGCATTCCTCTCGTTGAGCCGGCGCAGGGTCACGTTCAGCGCGGCGAGTTCATCCATCTTCTTGATCAGCCACATGCGCTTCTGGCCGTGCCAGCCGTTGAAGCTGCCCTGGTGGCAGTCCTTGCACAGCGCCACGGCCGTGAAGTGCTGGCCCTGGTTGATGTGGTGGGCGTCGCTGGGCCGGGGCGCATCGCAGACGCTGCACGGCAGGTTCTTGACTGCCTTCAGGTGCGCTTCCTCGGCCGCGGTGAGCGCCTTAGAGTTCTTCGAGCGCATCAGGCAGCCTCCCTTTCGGGCAGAGCGCGCCCTAAACTCCAGCCCACAACATCAGGGGAGCATTGAGTTCCATGAAGGAACCGATCACAGGACGAGATCTGGTCGTTATCAGCGCCATAAGCACTGGATTTGGCGTGCTTCTGGCTTGGGGCCTGTTCTACCGATGGGGGAGCGCACCGCCCTCCAAGTCCATTGACTGGACGGCTTGGGCACAGGCAATTGGCAGCATCATTGCCGTTGCCGTGGCCATAGCGGTTCCTTGGTCCATACATCGAGCTGCGGAGGCGTCTGATAAGCGCGTTGAGTATCTGCAAGCCACAACGATCGCAGGCGCATTCCAACCATTCATTAGCTACTACCGCGGCCGAGCAAATTCTCTTCGCAAGATGCTTGAGCAGAATTACTCGGAGAAGCAAATTGCGGAGTTGGTTCCAAAGAATGCCTTTGATGTTGCGCCGACCATTCAGCAGTTCCATCCAAAGCTCTACATGCTTGGCGAGGCGGGCATTGTGGCTAGTGAATTCGTTGCGAATTTGTTCTGGATGTCGCTCTACATGGAGATACTTCACAAGGGGCATGGTGGGAATGCTAGGGACCAGGCACTCATTGATTGCAAGAACCTGATTGCAGTCGCAGATGAGCTCGAACCATTGATCAACTCGTTCTGTAGACCCCGCGATAGACGAGTTAGGAAGTAGGCTGAACTTCATGCAACCCTCCGCTGCTGCTCGCCGTAGCCCCGATACCGCGGCTCATTGAGTCGCACGCCGTTCTCCACAGCCCAGGCCTGCGCGAAGGTGATCAGGTCTGCCATGTCGGCCACGGACATGGTCCGGGTCTGCACGGCCAGGTTCACCACGCTCGCGCCGTCCAGTGATGGCACGATGTCGCCCTGCTGCCGGCCCTCGGTGCGCGCCCAGGCGTCGACCAGCAGGCGCTTCCAGCCCTCCTTGTCGATCCAGCGGCCGGCCCACTGCCGCTGCTGGGCGATGTCCTCGCAGATGGCGTGGAGCATCGCGTTCTGCTCCAGGCTGCGAGTGGACTTGCACTCCTTGACCTCGACGCGGACGGCCCGGCCAAGCTCCAGGTACTGGCAGGCAAAGCGCCAGGCCGCGGCCATGCGGTCCCGGGCGTTCTCGGCCCGGAGGATGAAGGTACTCATTGGTCACCTGCCCTTGCCGCAGCAGCCGTGGTCTTCATCCGGCCGAAGCCGGCCGCCTTCGCGGGCTTGTCGGGGGTAGTGGCGATGGGCGCCGGCTGCCAGTACTCCGGCAGGTTCGAGAACCGGAACTGTTCCGGCTGGTACAGCACACGCACGTCGCCGGACGGGCCGTTGCGCTGGATGCCCACGATCAGCTCGGCCGTGCCGCGGTAGCGGGTATGCCGGTCGTAGATCTCGTCGCGGTAGATGAACACCACCGCGTCGGCGTCCTGCTCGATGGAGCCGGAGTCGCGCAGGTCCGAGACAATGGGGCGCTTGTCGGGCCGCTTCTCCAGGTCGCGGTTGAGCTGGGACAGCAGCAGCACAGGCACCTTCAACTCGGCCGCCATCAGCTTCAGCGCCCGGGTGATCTCGCCGATGCCGGCGGCGCGGTTGTCCCCCACCACGGTCATCAGCTGCAGGTAGTCGATCACCACCAGGCCCAGCGGGTTGCGGGCATGCTGCCGGCGCACCTGCGCAACCACATGCTCCACGCGAGCATTGCGCGGCCGGCTCACGAAGATGGCGGCCTCGCGCAGACGCTTCATTGCGCGGGTGACGTTGCTCCAGTCGTTGTCGTCCAGCTCGCCCGATCGGATCCGCTGGCCGTCGATCCCGCCGATACTCGCCAGCATGCGATCGCCCAGTTCCTCGGGCTGCATCTCGAAGCTGAAGACCGCCACGGCCTTGTGCTGCTGCAGCGCCACCCACTCGGCGATGTTCTGCGCCAGCGTGGTCTTGCCCATCTTCGGGCGTGCTGCCAGGACGTACAGCCCGCCCGGCTGCAGGCCGCCCAGCAGTGCGTCCAGGTCCGTGATGCCCGTGGACAGCCCATGCACCTGGGTTCCGGCGGTAGCGCGCTCGGACAGGCGGTCGTAGACCCGCTGCATCACCGGCGCGACCGACTCAAGCTCGCACGGCTCGCTGTCCAGCAACCCACCGATGCGGCTCTGGGCCTCGCCCACCAGCTCCACGCTGCTGCGGCCGTCCGGGGCGAAGCCGTCGTTCACCATGGCCGTGCCGACCTCGATCAGCTGCCGCAGCCGGGCCTTGTCGGCCACGATCTCGGCATAGGCCCGGATGTTCGCCGCCGACGGCGTGGTGCTGGCCAGCTCCAGCAGGTAGGCACCCTCGCCCACCTGATCCAGCTTGCCGCGGGACTCGAACCACTCTCCGATGGTCACCGCGTCGAAGGGCTGCTCCTTGGCGGCCAACTCGGCGATGGCCCGGAAGATCAGCTGGTGGTCACGGCGGTAGAAGTCCTCGGCCCTCACCACGTCCGCCACGTTCCACCAGGCCCGCGCCACCAGCATCAGCCCGCCCAGCACGGCCTGCTCGGCGTCGATGCTGTGCGGGGGCACACGGGCGCCCTGCGGTGCTGCGGACTCCTTGGCGCCGGCGTACAGAGCTGCCATCCGCTCAAGCTCGCCGTGGGTGTCGATCGGCGCGGTCATGCCGCATCCCCCAGCGCAGTCACGGCCTGGTCCATGATCTGCGCGAAGCGGTCCTCGGCCAGCAGCACGTCCAGGTTCTGCCTCCATCGCGGGTTGTTCGGGTTCGGCACGTCGCCGCGCAGCCACGGGTCAGCGGCGCACTGCTCGAAGTAGGCCTGCCAGAAGGCCGTGGCGTCGTACTCCCAGCCCAACTGCCGGCACAGCTGGCGGGCGAGCTTGTCCGCGGCCAGCACCCGCCGCTGGCGCTTCGGGTTCAGCACCACGATGCGCTGGCAGCTCGGCAGCAGCTGGTGGTAGGCAGCCAGGACGATCTCGGCCGTCTTGCCGCCAGGGTGCGGATGCACGGTTGCGGCTTGCGGGGCGTCCGGCAGCAGGTCGACGGCGTCGGCCGGCGGCTGCGAATCCGAACGTAGTGAGGATTGCTCTTCTTCCTGTTCCTGCTCCTGTTCCTGCTCTTGGCTTGAAAGGGGTCGGGAAGGCCCTTCAGAACCCCTTCTGCGCGTCAGGTGGAAATCGGCCTTGTAGCGGTCGTAGAAGGCACCGAGAAACGGGTTGTCCGGCAGGCTGTCGTAGTCCCGCTGCACGCCCACACAACGGTTGTCCGAGGCCTTCAAACCCTTGCCAATCTGGAAGGTAGCCATCTCGTGTACCCACACGAACTCGGACCCTTCGTCATAGCTACAAAGGCCCTCTTCGATGCACACCCTCAGCCCTTCGGAGGCCCTTTCGACCCCTAGCCCGGTCTCGTGTGCCATGTAGAGGATGGGCTGGTAGTACAGGCCCAGCATGTTCGAGGCCGGCGAGGACATCAGGTACAGGGCACAGATGACCCCTTCCGGCCCCCTTCGGCGGATCGCCTTGCCGGTCTCGCCCGTCCAGAAGGTGGGCATCACCTTGGCGTAGTCACGCATGGCGAGCCCCCTTCGAACGATTGCAGCGCCGGCAGGCCAGCACCAGGTTTGCGGGGGAGGAATCCCCACCGAGTGATTCGGGATGGACGTGATCCATCTCCAGTTTCTCGAACCACACCCATGAGGTGGTGATCCAGTGGATGCGCCCCGGTGCGCCACAGTAGTGGCAGGAAGCCTCGGTGGTCCTAAGCGGCACAGCGCCATTCGCCGCTGCCAGGCCGCGACGGGAGGCGGCCGGAATGGCCTTCTTCTTGAAGGGCTGCGCCTTCGGCGTGCGAATCCTGGCCATCACGCACCCCGCAGCAGCTGCAGGCAGCCGGCGATGTGCCAGCGCTGCTGGACCAGCCAGATGGCCCTTTCCAGGGGATCGGTCATGTACCTCATGCCGCCACCCCGCCCAGCCGCGCCATGCGGCCCTGCAGTGCCTCCAGCCCCTTCACCGCGGCGATGAACTCGCGCTGCAACTGGGCGGCCTCGTCCTCAGGGTTCAGCGGCTGCGGCTCGGTGTAGCCCGCGTCCCGGGCCTCGTAGTGGGCCAGGATGTGCACGCCGGCCTTGCGCGCGGCACGGCGGATCAGCCGCAGCTCGCCCAGGTCCAGCTTCTCGCGCTTGTCGGGGTTCAGGCAGTGCGCCAGCTTCCGGCCGGCCTCGTCCGCCGGCATGGCCGGCCAGAGAGTCGAGCCCACGACCTTGTTCCCGCCCAGGGCGGTAACGCAGTCGCGGATCGCGTCCTCGTAGGTCTCGTAAAACAGGGGCAGTTGGTGGTCCGCCATGGTGGTTTCCTCGTTCGTCCCACCGCGTGGGACTGCGTGGGACAAGCTCGTCAGGTCGAAATAAAGGCCCAGCCCATCAGGACCGAGCCGCGTGGATTCAGTGGAGAAGTGCCCGCAGAACGTCGTAGTGCTGCAGCGCATGTGCGGCCGGCTCTACGTCATCAGCCGCCGCGGTGATCGGGTGTCCGTGCGCTTCATCCCGAAGCGCGAAAGGCAGCGCCCCACCCGGCCCGGCGTGGTCGTGCCGTTCCCGGGGCGCTGACGTGGCCATGTCAGGCTGCCACCCCTTCACGTGCCAGCTGCGTCTGCTGCCACTGGGCGAACATCGCCGCCGCGAACTCGGCATTGGTACGCTGCTCGACCAAGGCCCAGAAACCGATCTCGGCCATGGCATCCTCTGCATAGCCGGCAGGCACCCCGCCATTGGCGGCGCACCACTCCAACATGCGGCCATGGGCCGTGAGCAACCGATCCGAGGTCTTCTCAGACATGGCCACCTCCGAACAGATCGACGCGGCACTGGCGAGGCTGGAACGAGCCAAGGCCGAGAGGGACAGCTGGAAAGGTCGCAGCGACCACCACTACGCGATGGCTGCGCATCTGGTCGCTGCCCTGGAGAAGGAGCTCGCCAGGCTGTTGAGCGAAGGCGAACACTAGGCCGCCTCGCCCTTCTCGGGCGCCGGGCCGAAGACGTCGGGGCGCAGGTCATGGCGGGAGACGCCGGTGGCTGCCTCAATTGCGAGGGAGTGCTTCGGTGGAACTGGCCTGCTGCCGTTGACCCACTGACTGACCGCCTGTGGCGTCACTCCAAGCAACCGGGCAATGCCGGCTTGTCCAGCCCCATGTCTTTCAACTGCTCTGGCGATGGCATTCATACCACCACTAAAGCATCGCTTAAGCCAATAGTCAAGCAATGCTTTCTTACATTGGCCGCGCGAGTGCGTGGACAATCAAGCGATGCTTGAAAACCATGAAATGGCGGTCGCCATCCGCTCGGCCATTGAAACTTCGGGCCGCACTCAGAAGGAAATCGCCGATGCCTTCGGCGTCACAGAGCAAGCTGTGTCGGGCTGGCTACGGACTGGCAAAGTGGACAAGCGGAAGCTGCCCAAGCTTGCGGCCCTGACGAACCGACCGCTCTCACACTTCGGGATGGGTGACAGTTCACCGGACCCGGTCTCAAGCCCAGCGACGACAGGAAATTATGTTCGCGTCTCACATCTGGACGCGGAGGCGGGCATGGGGGGAGAGAGGGTCAATGACGACTATCCAGAGGTCATTAGGGCAATGGACTTCGAGCCAGCCTACATCCGGTCATTGGTCGGCTTTGTCCCTCCACCGGGCCGTTTGGTCCTCATTACGGGTCGCGGGGACTCAATGATTCCGATTATCCAGCCAGGCGAGTCGTTGATGGTGGACACAGGTGTAACTGGGTTCGATGGTGATGGCATCTACCTCATCAACATCGGTGGGGGCCATCAGGTAAAAGGGCTACAGCACCGTGGCGACGCCATATACGTTGTCAGCGCCAATACCGCGCTCTATCCTGCCTTCCCGCTTCCAGTCGGCACGACCGTTGCGGGAAAAGTGTACTTAAGGAATCGAATCGAGAGATTCAATTGACCGGCCAGAAGGCCAACTACAGGGGAAAGCATGAAGAGGATTTGGCTTGCGGCGTGCCTCGTCGCAATCACTAGCGGCTGCGCCACTACGAAGGAATGGTCTGCTACGGGGGGCAGTCGTTCGGATGGCGTAGTTCGTCTTTCGTATACCCAGGGTGAGTTCGAGAGTGTCACTGTGAATGAAGCGCAGGGGATCGATCTCGCCACCAGGCGTTGCGCCACGTGGGGATACACGGGAGCGGAAGCCTTCGGAGGTGTTACGCGCCAATGTAACCAGCCCGGTGGCTTCGCCGGTTGCGCTCTTTGGACTGTTACCAAGGAGTATCAGTGCTTGGGCGAAGGCAATGCGCACAGCACTGGCTCCCGGGTGGAGACAATTACGGTTCCAACGCAGTCCCGGCAGAGCACTCAGGATATGAAGTGGCAGCCCAAGGGTGCATTCAAGAAGGACTGATCCCCTCCTTGTTCGCGCCACTGAGCTAGTAGCAACCCAGAAGGGCCCCGCAGCGGCAGGGCCCTTTTTTTTCGCCCAGCCTAAAGCACCGCTTGACTTATGACTTAAGCATTGCTTTACTTGACTCAAGCCGGCCCACCCGGGCCGAACGGGGTCAGACATGGCACTGCAGCACCAGACGATGAGCCGGTCCGCACAGCGGGCCTACGACGACCAGGCGCCGTCCGAGGATGGCGAAGCGCTTGCCGAGCGCATTGACGCCCTGATCGAGCAGTACCGGGCAAACCCGGCGAAGGTCGCCGAGGCGGATCAGTGGATGTCCGGGACCCTGAGCGAGGACGCCTATGCCGGGATCGAGTCGATGTTCGCGGACATCGGAGACCGCATCCCCCCGACCGGGAAGGTCGTGGGGTCCGACCTGGAATCCCTGCCCCAGCCCGTGATCGACAAGATCGCCGCGGTAGCCCGCGAGGCGTCGGCCAGCCGGTCGGTGTACCTGCGCGACATTGCCGAGGCGGCGGCGAACAGCGAATCGCGTTTCTCTCCGGAGGCTGCGGCATGAGCGCTATCGACGTGATGGCCAGCGTGAGCATCCGACCGGCGGAACTGGCCGAGATGTTCTGGGAGATGGACGCCGAGCAGCAGGCCGACTTCTTCGCCAAGTTGGACGAGATCGCCGGCTACAAGCTGTGCATGCAGATGGCAGCCGTTGTCCGCGAGATCCAGGAGCGCGGCGACCGTGGCGACCACGCCGCAATGAACGGATTCCGAACCATGCTGGCTCATGCGCAGGCATACCACGAGGAAGCGATGGACTTCCGGGTGTGGGGTGCACAGCGAGCTATCGCTCGCCAGGTGGAGGCCGCGGCATGAGCTATCAGGCCCTCCTGCAGCCTGGTGCGCTGCCCCCTGTGCCGGTGATGTGCGAAAGCGACCGCTTCGACAACCTCATCCGTGAATTCGGAATCGGCTTCTGCTGCGAGTGGTTCGGGCATCCCTTCGATGGCGAGTTCGCCGAGTTCACCGTCAAGGAACTGCAGTCTCGCAACGTACTGGCAAAGGACGGTTCGGCATGAGCTTCGAACAAGCCCTCAAAACCGCGGCGAAGCAGACCGCGCGCGACATGGTCGTCATCGCTGTGCTGGCGTTTCTATCTGGTGCCGGGTTCGCGCTGCTGCTGGGAGCGATGGCATGAAGCGCCTCGCCTGGAACGTCCTCGGCTACTCGGCAATGGCCGCCATGTACCTGACCGCGCTGTGGTGCGCAGTGCAGGTGCAACCGTGATCCGGCTCGCCCTCTACACCGCGGGGCTGGTGTTCTTCGCCGACATGGCCCGCCGCGCGGTGATCGTGCGCGCCGACTCCTTCGTACTGCCTCTGGCTCTCCTGTGCCTCTGGCTGCTGGTGCTGATCGTCCGCGCCTGCCGCCGGGAGCATCGCCGGCTCACCCGCCGCCGCACTGACTTCATCCGCCCGCGCAGCTTCCCCGAGCAGCGCAAACGCGACATCCGCTGATCCCCCTGCCCTGCGCACTCCCCAGCGCAGGGCGCACCGCGGCAACTGGCCTCCCCTCCAGTTCCGCACCCCGGCCGGGCGGGCAATCCCGGCACCTGATACCCCGCGAGAGCGAGCAACGCCGGCCTTGGACTGAAGGTGCTGATCGGAGGCGGCAATCCTCCGGCACCCGCCGGCAGGTGATTGTGCCGGCACCTCATACCCACCGCGCCGGCACTGCCGGTAGGAGCTATCGATGAACGCTGTAGTCGCAGCCGCACCCGAAAACTACCCGCAGCCCCGGAATGAGGGCGCGACCATCCTTTCCGTCATCTCGCGCGCAGCGGCCGACCCGAACTGCGACATCGAGAAGATGGAGCGCCTGATGCAGATGCACGAGCGCATCCAGGAGCGTCAGGCCGCCGCCGACTTCGCCGCAGACCTGGCCGAGATGCAGGATGCCCTGCCCAGCATCGGCGAGCGCGGCAACGCCGCGGGGCGCTACACCTACGCCCTGTGGGAGGACATCAACGCCGCGATCAAGCCGATCATGAAGCAGTTCGGCTTTGCCCTCTCATTCCGCACCGACTTCTCCGACGGCATTGCCGTCACCGGGGTCTTGTCGCACAAGGGCGGCCACCGGGAGGAAACCACGATCAAGCTGCCCGCCGACGCGAGCGGCAACAAGAACGCGGTGCAGGCGGTGGCCTCCAGCGTGAGCTACGGCAAGCGGTACACCGCCGGCGCGCTGCTCAACCTCACCAGCCACGGCGAGGACGACGACGCCTTCACCGCCTCCACCGGCTTCGACATCACCAGCTGGGCGGACGCGATCAAGGACGCCCTGGACAAGGATGACCTGGACCGGATCGCCGCGGACCTGCGCACCAAGACCGGCATCCCTGCTCCGGCCATGCGCCAGATCCGCGCCCTGTGGGCCGCCCGGGCGAAGGAGGTCAAGGCATGAAGGCGATCGATCGTCTTCTGGCCAAGACCGATCGGTCAGGGGAATGCTGGCTCTGGACAGGCGCCGTCAATCGCGGAGCCGGGGGCTACGGCTGGTTCGCCATGCAAGGCGGACAAACCCTCGCGCATCGCGCGTCGTGGTTACTGCACAACGGGCCAATCGCGCCCGGACTGCATGTCCTGCATCGATGCGATGTCCGCCTCTGCGTGAACCCGGCACACCTTTTCCTCGGGACCAACGCAGACAACGTGGCGGACAAGGTGGCAAAGGGACGCACGGCACGCGGGGAGAGTCACGCGACCCGCCTAGCGCCCAGTGACATCCGCGAAATTCGTGCGACTACCGGAACGATCCGTCAGATCGGCGCTCGGTTCGGGGTCGCTTATTCCCACGTCGCCCGCATTAGGCGGGGCGAAATTTGGAGGAGCGTGTCTTGAAAGCGAACGTGGCTCAGGAATCGGCCGACTGGATGCTGGCGCGCTGCGGCATGTTCACCGCTTCGCGCGCCGCTGACCTGATGGCCCGCACGAAGTCCGGCCCGAGCGCGTCCCGGGCCAACCTGCTCGCGCTACTGGCCGTTGAGCGCCTGACCGGCCAACCGGTGGAGACCTACCGCAACTCGGCGATGGATCGGGGCATCGAACTGGAGGCCGAGGCGCGGGACGCCTACAGCTTCATCACTGGCCGCGCCGTCGAGGAAGCCGGCTTCGTGCTGTGCAGCGAGCTCCCGAACACCGGGTGCAGCCCCGATGGGCTGGTGGGCGACGGGCTGGTGGAGATCAAGTGCCCGGCCAGCATGCAGAAGCACCTGGAAGCCCTGCGCACCGGTGCGCACGCAGTCGAGTACCGCTGGCAGCTGCAGCACCAGATGCTGGTCGTCGGCGCGCCCTGGGTGGACGCGGTGAGCTACGACCCGCGCTTCCCCGACCGCCTGCAGCTGGCCATCACGCGCGTGGAGCGCGACGAGGCGGCCATCGCCGAGCTTCGCGCCGCGATCAAGGCGGCCGACCTGGAGGTGGAGAAGATCGTTGACGAGCTGCGCCGCATGCCGGAGGCCGCCTGATGGGCACTGTCACCTTCCAACCCGAAGAGAGCCGCGCCGGATCGCGCCGCGGCGGTGCCGCCCGGGCTGCGCTGTATGCGCACGTGGTCGAGGGACAGCTCTGCACGACAGCCCAGATTGCGCGCCGGCTGGGCATCTCCCCCGACGCCGCATACCAGCGGATCAAGAAGCGCCCGCACCCGCTGACGTGGGCCTCGCTCGGTCGCCGGTGGCTCAAAAAGGAGGCTAGCCATGGGTGACATGGGCGACACCTTCAACGCGATGAAGGCTGCCACCAAGGAACATCGCGCAGCGATGCTCGCACAGGCGGACACCACCGGATGGCAGGCGCTGACCGAATACCACTTCCGCCGCCAGTTCGGCGCTACCCGCGTGGACTGGTGGCCGAGCGGCGGCAAGGCCCAGGTATTCGTCAAAGGAAGCGGGAAGCCCCCGCGCATGGTCTACGGGCATCGTCGCGTCGCTGCGTTGATTGCCGACCTGAAGGAGCGCAGCGCATGACCCGCCACTTCACCCGCCGCGCCCCGAAGCGCAACGAAGGCCTCAGCTGGGGCCGCTTCCCGACTGACGACGGATCCACGGTGACCTACCGCCTGTTCCGGCGCGACCACACCGGCCGCCTGCACTTCGAGGCCCGGACCTTCTTCACCACCGCCGATCCCACCTACATCGCCAAGGTCCTGCGCCACGCCAAGCGCCAGCTGCGCGACCGCGTGGACGAGATCGACCTGGCCGCAATGGAGCAAGCAGCATGAACGCACACAACGAGCAGCCCGATCCGGCATCACCAGTAGTCAAGCAAAACTTGACTACTCAGCCCGCCGCAGCGCAGCTGGGAGACCGACTGGACCGCGCATACGCCGAGCGCAACGCGCTCGCAATTGCGTTTGCCAAAGCTGCGCTCGCTGCGGGCTGGCGCGCCGGCCGCGGCTACGACGACGACCAGTCGAAGGACTGGGCGCCACAGTGGAGGCACGTCGTCTACGTGGACCTGCCGGACGGCCGCCAGGTGTCGTGGCACATGGCGCCGACGGAGGTTGAGCTGCTGGATCGGCTGCCGCAGTACGCGGGAGAGTGGAACGGCGAGTTCACGGCGCGCGATCCATCTTGGTGCCGCTTCGACGCTCCCGCCGCAGCGCAGGAGGCAGTGGGCTGGCAATGGCGCTATCTGGACACCGACAACACATGGTCCGAGTGGGTTGCTGGCGGCTCCCGCAAAGAGATCGACGCGCGCATCGCCCGCTGGAAGGCAGACGGCGAGGATCACCGCATGCAGGTCCGGCCGGTGTTCGCCGCCCCCGTCACCGCAGCGCCGGCCGTCGCGTACATGATCGACGGGCGCACCGAACAGGGATTGACGTTCGACAAGGCCGCCGCCGAAACGATGGCGTTCGCCAATGGCGGCACCGTGCGCGCACTCGGCTTCGTTGGTGGCACCCCCGCAGCGCCGGGGATCGACCTTGCAACTGCATGGGCGGAGGGTTACCGGTCCGGCGTGACAGATGAGCGCATCAGCGAATCCAACATAGGCATTGCAGGTTTTGGGGCGAAGATCGAGCCTGCCAGAGCAAATCCCTACCTGATCGACGCCAGCCCCAAGGGCGCCACCTTCCCCAACGACGGGAACAGCGAGGCGCAGTTCATCGCCGACGGTGAACGTCTGAACTGCCCGGCATGCGGAGGAAGCGGGCACGTTGAGGACAGCCCCAAGGGCGGCAGCGATGCGCTGGACGCTACGCGGCTGGACTGGCTGGATGCCAATGGCTTTACGGCCTATCGCCAGATCGACCCCATTGACGGCCTGTCCCCGCATTGCGTGGTGGTCCACGAAACGCAGCTCCCGAGGCGCGGGAACGTCCACGACACCATCCGAGGTGCCATCGACGCCGCGATGCAGGCGCAGGCCAACAGCCACGGCGCGGGGGTGTCCAATGGCAATTGATTACAGCAGCATCGACGCAGCAATTGTCAGCTGCATTGAAAATGGGGCCGACACGTTTGGCGCGATCTTCCCGAATCGAAAGGTTAAGGAGGCGTGCGTCGCCGCGTTCGGCGATGAGCGAGCGGACTGCTACAGAATCGTGGACCGCCGGCTGCAATCACTGCGCAAGAGGGGAGCCATAGAGCTTCACAACAGAAAGTGGGCGGTGCTCCATGGCTGACCTGATGCAGCAGGCCCGCGTTTTGCTGGCGGCGGAATACGAGCGGGACGGGATTGAGCACGTCGCAGGTTGCATTCGTCATGATGCGACGTTGACCAAGCTAGAGCAGCGCGCAATCCGCGCAATAGCCGCAGCCCTGCGCGCCGCGCCGGATGGACCGGCAACGCACTACCACTGCGCCGAGGGAATCTACGGGACGTTGAGCCGGCTCCGGCGATACGCGAAGCAGGGCGACAACAAGAACACACTCCAGGGCCAGACCATGGAGGAGGCCGCTGCCTTCATCGAGCACGCGCTCGCCGCCCGCCCGCAGGGGGTGAAGGATGGCCGGTGACATGACGCACGCCGACCTGGTGAAGATCGCCGGCAGATGGCTCCGGAACACCGCCGGCTGCTCGGTGGTGCTGGAGGAGCTATGCGCGGCCACGGGCAACGGCGAGAACCCGGATGCCATCGGCTGGTACTGCGCCAGTACGCTGCTGGTGGAGTGCAAGGTCAGCCGCTCGGATTTCCTGGCAGACCGGAAGAAGCGATTCCGCGCCAAGCCAGAACTTGGCCTCGGCTCGTATCGCTACTTCATGGCGCCGAAGGGGTTGCTGCGCGTAGACGAGCTGCCGGAGCGGTGGGGGCTGCTCGAAGTCGCTGGCGGGCGTGTGCATGTCGCAGCCGGCTACAGGCCCAAGTCCTATGGGTACGACGAGTGGGCCTTCCCTGAGCGGTACACCATCGGCGAGTTTCAGATGCTGTTGTCCGCCATGCAGCGGATCAAGGTGCGCGTCGGCGCCGCTGAGTTCCACTCGATGCTGCACCAGCGGCTGATGCGGCCGGTGGTCGATCCGAGAGCGGCGCGCGAGAGCCAAGCCGCTGCGTGGGACGTGTTTTCGGACAGACCGCAGGAGGCGAGCGATGCGTGACTTCGCCGAGGTCCAGCACCATGCCCGGCAGCTGGCCGGTATGTCTGGCGTCGACCTGGAGCGCGCGCCACCGCGCACCTGCCGCCTGTGGGAGGCTCGAGCGCTCGCCCTGTTCCACCTGGCCGCCGGCGACAAGGCCGAGGCCCACAAGGTCATGGCGCCGTTCAAGCGCCCCAACCTGAAACGCAATGGAGGTAGCCGGCATGGCTGACGAAATCGCCCTGTGGCCACTGAAGGAGGTCAAGCTCCGCGTCGGCCTCAGCACGGCTACGATCTACCGGATGATGGCCAAGGAGCTGTTCCCGAAGCCGCGCAAGATCGGCACGAAATCGCTCTGGTTCTCGCCGGAGATCGAGGACTTCATCCTCGCTGTTGCGGCCGGCAAAGCCTGGTCCCCGAACATGGGGCAAAGCATGGGGCAAGACCTCGCGGCATGA